CTAAAGCATTGACACCTAAAGCTGAATTATCTGATGCAGTTGTATTTGCGTATAAAGCTGAATTACCAACAGCAGTATTAGAAGCTCCTGTTGTGTTAGTAAGTAAAGCGTTTTCTCCCAGTCCTGTGTTGTAACTTGCTGTTGTATTTGCGCCTAAAGAACCTTTACCCATAGCACTGTTACCAGCGCCTGTGGTGTTTGCGTCTAAAGCGTTAGAACCAACCGCTACGTTGTTTGCACCTGTGGTGTTTACGCCTAAAGCAGAGACTCCAACCCCTGTATTATTAGAGGCGGTGGTATTTGCATCAAGTGCACCAGATCCTACCGCTGTGTTCGCAGCTCCTGTCGTATTAGTAGCTAAAGCATTGGTTCCGACAGCCGTGTTATCTCCCGCAGTGGTGTTTGCGCTTAAAGAAGCATAACCAACTGCTGTGTTGCTAGAGGCTGTTGTGTTTGCTTCTAAGGCGCTTCTACCAACTGCTACGTTTGCTGCGCCAGAAGTTGTTAAATTTAGAGCATTAGTGCCTATCCCAACATTATCGTGCCCTGTTAACGCTGCTCCACCGCCTGCTCCAAAACCTATCAAGGTGGCATCATCTGCGCTGGTTAGATTAGCACCTGCATCGTTTCCTACTAAAACGTTTCTTTCACCTGTTGTTAAGTCGTATCCTGCGTTTACACCTAATGCTGTGTTTGCATCAGCAGTGCTGCTTGTAGTTAAAGCGTAGTAACCTAAAGCAGTATTATTTACACCTGTGGTGTTTGCGAATAAAGCACTTTTACCCACTGCTGTGTTGTTAGATGCAGTGGTGTTGTTGGCTAAAGCAAAATGACCAAGACCTGTATTACTAGCCCCTGTGGTGTTGCCACCTAAAGCATTACTCAATGCTGTATTACTAGCCCCTGTTGTATTAGCAGATAAAGCACCATAACCCACACCAGTATTATCGCTTGCAGTGGTGTTTGCATCTAGTGCATAAGCTCCGACTGAAACATTTTGAGTGCCTGTAGTGTTTGCTAATAAAGCAACATAACCAACGGCTGTGTTGTTATCTGCTGTAGTGTTTGCTAATAAAGAGTTACGCCCAACCGCAGTATTGTTATCTCCGTCTGTATTTACATTTAAAGCTGCTGTACCTATTGCAGTGTTTTGTGTTCCAGTTCCTGCGGCTGAAAATGCCCCATAACCCACGCCCACATTATCATTTGCGGTTGTTGCCGCATCACCAGCTAAACCACCAATAAATGTGTTTCTAAGCCCTGTAGTTACTGCTGCTCCTGCTGCATAGCCAAGTGCAGTCGTGTAATCACCCGTAGTAATCGCAGTACCTGCTTCATCGCCCACGACAGTATTATAATTACCACCGCTTGCAATGCTGTTACCTGCGTTGACACCTAATCTTAGGTTGCTTGTTCCTGCGGTTAGCGTTTTAAAATCATCTCCGATAGAAATCGAGAGGTCTGTGCCTCCAGTTACACTACCGGCTACTAAAACCTCAGCTAACGTATCAGTTACGCCGGGGTCAACGCCGGCCATCGCATCAATAACCGCTGCGCCTGAGCCTGCGCCATCGAGATAAACGACTGCCGTCTTGCCGGTAAGGATGGTAACGTTCGCACCGGATCCTTGGGAGATTGAAATTGATTGTGATCCGGTAGTTGCATTCTCGATGAACATCACGCGGCTAACGGTATTCGGCGCAATCGTGCAAGTTCTGGTCGCGGTCAAACTGCCGGCAGACGTTATCTTGAAATACATTGCCCGGGCCGGGTCGGAAGCGCCATCCGCAATCGTGGTCGTTGCGTCTGCGTCAGATCCAAATACCTGCTGAGTCGCGTAGCCTAAAGCTTCGCCGATTAGCTCTAGGCTGACATTTGTAGTCGTTCCCCATGTACCGGAGCCTTCCCCTGTCGCTAATTCAGTTAATCTCAGATCATTAACGTAAGTTGCCATTTGCTATCCTCTTCTTCAGGCGGCATCGCGCCCTGCTTCAATTTGATCGTAACCAGCGGTCTGGCTGGAATCGATTGGGTTGTAATTCGGACTCTGCGATGTGTCTATATTTGAATATCCAGAGGTCTGGGCCGTATCAATCGCAGCGTATCCTGCTGACTGATCTGTATCAATATCGCTATAACCGGGATCTTGGCCCGGTACTATTTCACCCCATACTAAGGGTTTTCCGAGATCAATTGTAACCGATTGGCCGATTAATGAAACCACCGAGCCTGCGACGATTGTTGCGTTGCCCAAGGCGGAGTTTGTTTGCTGACCGGTGGGAATTATGTTTGCCTTCCCGGTGGGCGCAAGAGACCCGGCGGCAGAGGTTATCTGTTGACCGGTTGGGGTAACTTTTGCTTCTGCGTCAACCGTGACAGCGCCAATCGACGAGGACGTTTGAACGCCAGCGGTCTGGACAATCGCCCGGGCAACAATTTGAATTGATCCGGTGGCGGAGGTTATCTGCTGGCCGGTCGGGGTGATGTTAGCCTTAGCGCTGACGGCTAAACTGCCAACGGCGCTAGATATGCTTTGGCCGGTGGGCGTTACATTCGCCTCCGCATCAACTGACGGCGCGCCAACAGCGGAAGTAATCTGCAACCCGGTGAGCTGGACCACTGCGCCAGCGACAACGGACATCGAGCCGAGCGAGGATGTGGTCTGTTGGCCGGTGACAGGAACATTAACGTAGAGAGGAGTTCCCCAAGCGCCTAAGCCCCAAGTGCCGCGACCCCAACCTTCCTGCATTTTATCCGCCTATCAGTTGCTTCTCAGCATCGCGCAAGTGACCAACAGCGGTCGTCATGATGTCTCGCACAGCGTCAGTCATGAAATCTTGCTCGAGAGAAGCTTCGAGTTTGGCGATGGCCAGTTGAATGTCTTGTAAAGCAGTCATAACCACTCCTAAATGAACGCCCATCTTAATCCTTTATGCAGCCGTTGATAAGCCCTGATATTTGCGGTTGAGGATACGCTTAATCTTAGAGGCGTACATATTTTGGTCTCGATACAGGCTGTTAATCTGCTTAGCAATCCGGTGGTCACTTAAACCACGGGACCGCAGTCGGTGGATCGACTTCAACACCTTCTGCTCTTCCGGGTGCTCGACCAAGCGCTTGCGGGTTTTGTTGCCAATCTTAACCGGCTCTGTGACGTAGCCGAAGGGTGCGGATCCACCAATAAAGAATCCGCGAGAAGCCCAATCGACTTTACCTTCGCCAAACCGGTCCTTGATGTTGGCGTGTTCGATCTCGGCGACCGCTGATAATACCATCAGCATGATCTTGTTAGCCATGTCGGACATGTCAAACCGTGATTTAAGACCCTTCTCATCCTCAAACTTGGGGTAAACAATCGGCATGTCGCCAAACTGTTCGCAAAAGAACAGCGTGATATTGGTCTGCTGCAAAACCGGTATCATAGATAACAGGTCAGAAGTTGACCGGGACAGCCGGTCGAGGCGGGTGCAGACAATGATATCGGATTCGTCCATGATATCTGTCATGTCGCGAGACGCGGGGCGCTCAAGAATGTCTATCGTGCCGCTGACACCATCGTCAATAAACCACTCATCGACGGGGCGGTTGTATTTGTTCTCGACAAACTCGCTGATCAGCGACTGCTGAGTCTCAACCGATACGCCGGACTTGGATTGCTCCTTGGTCGATACGCGGCAGTAGCCATAGATCTTGTTAATCTGCGTAAATGGCCTGATCATTTAACACCTCCAACGTACCCGTAATCGGTAAGCTCTTCGTGCAAGCGCTTCCAGTTAATATTCAGCGGAGTGCGGGTGGTTGCTCGGTCAGCAAACATCACGCTCCCGTCCTTGATTAGCTCAACTGCGCGGTACATTTCCCTGACCCCATCATAAACGATTTCGATATCGTGCAGCTTGCAGGTTCTGCGAACGCGGTTGTAGTAAACTTTCTTTTCTTGGCTGTTCATTTCTTTCTCCTTTGTCAGCAGAAGGATTAGAACATAGAAAAAGCCTTTGTGCAAACATTTGCAAACAAACACGGAGAGAGGTACACTGAGTGAGCAAGATCATAATTGAGCTTGATAAAGAAGACGCGGAAAAAGTTTTGGAAACTTGCGGACAGATAGTCGTTCTGCTTGAAAATATTCTCACGGAGATTGAAAATAATGGAAAAATACTTCGAGACGATAGATCGGGTGATGTTTCATGTGAAACATAAGTCTTTGAATAGTCAGAAAAAAGCTGTAAAAAAAGCCATGCGTCGAGAGCATGACGCGGGGCCAGAGGCAAACTACATCTTTAAGCTATGGAGAGAAATCAATGAATGACATTTACGAGCTTGAGGAATACCACCATGACGGCAAGATCGGCGCTTTTGTCAAAACCAGATCTTGCCGGGCAGATTCTTTTTACGACCTGATCGAGCCGAGGATCACCAAGCTTGAAGACGATGGGGTTCAGTTTCATCTATACCGCAAGTGCGGCGGGCTTAGGGAAGTGATTATTTAAAGAAGCGCATCAGAGGCGCTAATAAGACCTTCCTGATCTCTTTCCGGGAGCTGGCCAAACATGAGTGCCAACGCCTGATAAACAGGAATGCCTAGCTTTTGGGCGATCAGGGGAACCATATTCAAGCCGCGTTCGTCCATAATCGGACCCTTCATCGCGTACTCGGCCATAGGCGCGACTGTCTCGCCAACGCTACGCATCATATCTTGACCCAACGCCTGCGCCTCTGGACCGGCATCATATAAACCACCGATACGCCGAGCGGTGTCTTCTCTCACGGCGCGGATCTCTTCGGCGGTGCCGCCCGGCCTTCCGAGACCACCCAAGTATTCATCAACTCCCGCTGCCCCGCCAAGGATCGCGCCGCCAATTTCGCTCATAGCGCCCAATCCTAGCTGGCCGACGAGAGAGGGTAGGCCAACTTCATCCTTCTGTTTCGCGGGCCTGAAGACGGTTTCTTTAGGTGCTTTCCTTGATTTTACGCCCATGCCGCCTGCTTCTGCTTCTTCTGAAGAAAGCATGGCTGCTGCTCCTAAGCCTGTAATACCTGCGCCAACGGCTTTAGGGGATTTGTCATTAAATCCTAGTCCGTCAATTCCTTCTGACTTTTTTCCTCTTTCCGAATCTGGAGCTTTATATTTTCTATAGTACGGAAGAGACTGACCCTCCCACTGTCGGAACCTCTCCTGCGCCGGTTTGAATCCGTAAAACTCTTGTCTGAGAGCATCAGGATCTCTAGCTGCCGTTCCATATTGTCCAAGGTAGTCTTTAGTGTCTGCAAGCGACTTGACGTTAACGTCAAAATAGGCTGCCGTGGCTGCTTTAACCTGTCCGAACTCTTCCTCAAGGTTTCTTCCGAGCGTCTCAAATTGTCCATACTTTTTGCCTACCGTGTCTCTGTACTCATCTGTAGACATTATAGCATAATTTTTAGAATCTCCACTAAATTGTGGAATGTCTAAAACCCTTAGCCCGATAACGCTGTTTGCATCTCTCGGGTCAACGATCATTGTATACGCGGGAATATTGTTTTTTACCAAGTAATCGCTGATATCTTGAATTAGGTCCGAGTCAGCAAGCTTTGGTCCGTCAAAAAATATTTCAGAACCTACCGTAAACATCTCTGGTCTTGATGCGCCTAAATCATCTTTAATTCTTCTGGCAACAAACCATGAGTCTTGAGCGTCTTCTGCCGCCTGAATAGCTGCTAAGTCGAGGGTCTCTACCGGTATGAAATCCTGCTTGCTAACAATCTCGATGTCTAATGCGGTTTCCGGGCTTCCCAAGTAAGCACCACTGGTGGGAAGTCCTTTGTAGGTCACTACGTCTGGATCCGTATTGGCCGGTTTCAGAATGTTCGACATGCTTTCAAGCATTTGGCCGGACGTTGGCACAAAATCTTTACCTTGAGTATCCATGCTTTGTTCTCGACTAAGTCCGAGAAACATTGACTCAACCGGGTCGGCATCAAGCATTTGCTCAAAAGATCCGCCTTCGCCGGTTTTCGAGGTCCACCCTTTTTTTGTCCAAAGGTCTTTTTCGGCGAACCACTGCAACGCCTGAACGTCCCTTGGATCAAGCGGATATAGAGGGTTGTCTGGACCAATAAACTGGTTGATCTTGTCTGTAGCATCTCTGATGACATCTTGACCAAAGCCAAACTCTAAGTTGCTGACAAAATTGTCAGGGTCAACGACCTTGCCCGTAACGCCTTGTTCTGCGGAAGACGGTATAGGTTTTCTTCCGCTATGCTTTCTGAGGTTTCGCGCAGACCAAACGTCAATAGTTGCTTCTTGGCTGTCACCAACCAAATTCCCTGCGAAATTTTTTGCCTTGGGAGCGCTACCAGCTCTTCTGATTCTAAACTTGTCGGCTAAAGCAATCATGGCGTTATAAGAATTGATGCCAAATTGCTTACCGTTTCTTTGCCTAATAATGTTTCTCTGGTCCCGCAGCTCTTGACCAATTTTTTTCGACTCGTCGATCAAGGATGTGTAAGTAGGATCTGCCTCAATGTCTTTTACTTTTCGACCAGCCGCTCTTTCTGCTTTCAAAAAAGCAGCAGCTTGGTCTTCTAGCGCGTATCGAGTGTCAATAGAGTCAGCGAAGCCCTCCATAAGTTCGTCGAATTCTCCTCGCGCAAAGCCGTCGAGTATGTCTTTTGTAAATCTGAAGTTAGTTGCCACAGGAGTGTTGGGGCTGGTAGCGCCAAGAAGATCTCCGGTCATTTCGGAAAAAGAACCGTATTCGTTACGCAGTCGTCTTTCGACATTTTTGTACCAACCAGCGTTGTTGATTACGTTCCTTGCTGCCAAGTCATCGGGGTTCTCAGCCCTTTTGAAATAGTCTATAACTTCGTCAGCAACACCGTCAGATATTTTCTTGAACTGAGCCGATCCCGCCTCAACCTGCTTCCCTGTTTTTGGGTCAATATTGTAAGCATAAGGCATCGCCTTAAACTTCAATTCAAGCTTGCCGTCTTTGTTTAAACTTGCGCCAGTTACAGCGGGTTGCGCCCAATCCTTTCTTGGGTGCCTCTTTTTCCAATCGCGAGCAACATTCATCGCTAATGCAGAGTCTTGACCTGACAAGGATTCTTCAATTGCGGCTTTTTCTTGAGGCGAAAGAGAAGCCCTCTTCGCCATATTTCTGGTGCCACGATTAAATTGAGCAGGGGCTTTCTCGGCAATATCCATTCCTTCCCTTAATGCTTTTAGTGCCGGGTCGCGCATACCTGCTTCAGACTCTTCTGTCTTGAGCATCATGTAAGCGGCGGGAATAGAAATTCCGTATTTTTTGCTTATCTCTATAAGCCGATCATCGAATATGACGTAGTTCATCGACTGCTTGTCGGGCGACTTGTGCCGGGTGAATGCGTCAGCGTATTTAACGCCTTTTACG